CATCACCTTCAGACCATGTATGTATCTGATTCAACTTCAATTTAATCTCATCTGGACTTAGTATTGCTCTTTCCTCATCAGTAAGGGATTCCATAAATTCTTTATAATCCCTATCTTTTTTCCAATCTTTTTTATTTGCTGTAATTATTTCAACTAATTCTTTAACTAATTCATCTTTTCTACCTTGTACTAGGTTTTTAATATCTTTATTATTGTCCTCTAATTCTTTAAAGGTTTCTCCTATTGACATTCTTCTCTCTCGTAATGATATGTTTGCCGATATCAACATAAGAACTGCAACAGGGTCAAATACAAATATCAGTATAATAATAATGATTCGTACAGCCTTGTCAAAGTGATTTACTGCCTCATCACCATATAAAAATTCTGCAACATACTTGATAGGACCTAAATCTGCCTCTATCTTTAATTGTTCTGTTCGTATACCTGATTTCTTATCAGATAATTCATTTATCTTATTTAAACTTTGGTCTATAGTTTCTTCAAGAGATAGTCTTTCTAGTTTTTGATTATTTCTTTCAGTTATTGCCTTTTGTGAACTACTAGTAAACCAACTTGTTTCTTCTGATTGAGTTTCAATCAAATCATCCATTCTCGTTAATTGTTTTTGAGAACGGTCAATAGTTTTTTGTCTTTGTTCTATTTGTTCATCTATTATTTCTATCTGTAATGCATTATTACTTTCTGGCACAACTTGGTCTAAATGTGCCTTAGATAAAAACCCAAATATTCCTACCGAAGTTATAAAAATCAAAACTACAACTGCACTTGTTAGATAATATTTGATTGACTTCGGTAATAATGGACTGTTCCAATTATTATACAACCAACTTGCCATAACAAGTTTTGCAACTTCTAATGCCCCACCCATGGCATATATCGCTGTTGTGGCACCTGCAAATAAAGCTGCTAACCCTATTATACTATAACCTGCGGCTATAATAGATAAAGATATACCACTAATGAGTGTTAAGTAAGTTAAAAACATCTAACTATTTATAATGTTTCTAAGTCTTTAATTATTCTAATAACTCTATCAGCGTAATCTGGTGTCTCACTATATCTGTCCATAGTCTTTACTGCGACTTTAGGATTCATAGTTTTATTGTTCAGAAGTGTGTATGTTCTATACTTTCTAAACTTGTAATATGCCTCATGTGTATTTAATAAACGGTAATATTCTTTTACCGAATCACATTTATTTAAAAATACTCTGTACATGACATCTGTGTTTTCTTTTGCATGTCTATGAGGTACTTTGTTTGAAAATGCTTTTATACCAAATAGATTATTTGAATCTTTTGCTAAGTCTGATTCGCCCCAGCCTGTCTCTAGAACTGACTGTGCAATTATCATATTTCTAGGTATGTAATTGTTTCTTGTTATTGTTGATTCTATCTTATCTACACATTGATTAATTCTATCAACATATTCTTCTTTGTTAGTATAATGAAAACTTGGGTCTGGAAAGTCTCTCATTATAAAGTGATTAGGATTAAATGTTCCTATGTAGTATATTACTAGTGTATAAAAGGCACCTGCAATAACTTGATAGAAAATGTTTATTATTTTATTTAATGTATGCAATGTAATTAAATCCACCCACATTATCAGGCAATCTTCTAGATGTAAATACTAAACTCTCTGATAGTTTTTGCATTTGTTTTTGTAATTTCTTTCTTTGTGTGGGTGTTAGATTGTCTTCTAAATCTTGACCCCAATTGCCTGTATAATAAGTCATACCTGGCGTATGTTCTTCATTTTCTTTTAAGAACTTTTTTAAATACTTTGGTGTTTCTACTAATTGTTTTTTTAGATATTGGTCTATCTCTTTGCTCATGTCATCTCCTTAACTTCTTGAACTACACATTTAGGTATTATTGTAGAATTGCCACATTCATCAATACTCCCATCCTCTTTAAAATTGAAATCACTAACTAATCTAATGACTTCATCATCATCACTAATTAAGAAACCTGTACTTAGACATCTAGGTAAGTTTTCTTCTTTTACATCCTCAACACTTCGCCATGATGAATCAGATGTTATATCAATCCAATATACATGAACGAACTTGAATGGAATTTTTTTAATTTTACTCACAGTCTGGTTCTTCCTCAGTTTCTGGTTCAGTATCTTCTTCTGATACTGTAATTGTTATAATCGGTTTACCATCTACAACCATTGTCATAGTTTTAGATTCTGCTCTTGATGTAGTTATACAAAAAACTAATGCAATTAATAATACAAATGTACTTATTTTCATTAATGTATACTCCTAGGTTTATTCATTTCTTCTTCCATACCTTCTTCAAAGTCTGATACTACTTTATTATATTCAGCAAGTAATGTATCAAGATAGTCTAATAAATCTGTTCTGACTTTTCTAGAAATTTTATCATCAGTAGTTATTATTTCAACACTTGCCTTAATTAAAAGTACTTCTTCAATAAATTTTAGTGCTTCATGTGGTCCCATTTATCATCTCCTTTACTTCTTCTAAATTTTTATATGCAAGAATATTTTCTGACATACTATTAATAGATTCTTTTATTAAATCTCTATATTCATGTTTTAATTGAAATATTGTAGATAGTGATATGACTTCTACATCAATAAAAAAAGCTGCCGTATCTTTATCAACTGTTAATGTTCTTTCATGTTCTATTCTAAAGTATAAATCATTTAGACTTTTAAACTCTGGTTTTTTATGTCTAGGGTGATTACTTAATTTTTTTAAAGGTGATATTCCCCATACATGTCTGTGAAATGATTTACCACTTGTCATAGAACGCCATATACCATCACTTGCCTTTAATAACATTTCATTATCTGCAACAGGTTGATGAACTTCTTCAAGTGTCTTACCTTGTACTGTTCTAGGATTCCATGAACTTGCCATTGCAACAAAAGCTGCCTCAACTTTACCTTTGTACATAATAATAACATCATCAGGTATTTCTAAACCCATTTCTATAATATCATTAAAAGGTTCTATGTTCATTACCTCAGAAGTTTTTTTAACTAACTTCAAGTTTTCAGCAGTTTCAGATTCAAATGACATATCACCCATTAGAGTATTATACTCAATAAGTCTTTCCTCAAAATCATCTTGAAGATATTCTTTAAACTCTACAAAGTCAATAGGTGTAAATCTAGGACTTGTTGTGTATGGTGTTTGTACTATTTCTTTTATATTCATAATTAATGTGTCCATTATACAGGACATTCAACTCATTGTCAAGCACTTTTTTAAGTTTTTTTAGGGTCAATAAAATCATCATTCCATCCAAAAGCGTCCTTCACAACTGAAGGAGTTAGTCCTTTGTAGACATTATGCAACTTCTTATCTTTTGCATGACACATTAATAGTGCCTCATCTTTATGAAGACCTTCTAGTATTTGAATGAATAGAGTTTCTTTTCTTGTTTTAGATAATGTATTATCACCACCAGTTACAAAGTGCCATAGTTTATTAGATTCAGATTCTAATATAGTATGTTCTGTACCTGCTGGTGCCTCATTCTCCATGTAAGGAGGTTGTCCTGTAGGTAAATCCCATTGTATTTTTGGGTCAAATGCACCTTTTAAGATTCTTCTTAGACCAGGTGAATCATTTTCTTTTAAGATTTCTACTTTTTTTGATTTTACTTTTGCATTGTTTATTTTAGTAAATATCTCACTAAATAACAATTTGCCTGTACCACCTGTCGCTAATGTTTGCATAGCTTCTGGCGACATCAGATTTGGGTTTCTTTCTGCCATAATATTTTCCTCATGTTAAAAGTCATTTATGTTACTCATTAAATTTTTCAATTTATGGTCTATAAAGTATTGTAATAGTTTTGAACTATCGGGTACTTTATATGACCTGTAAGTATTTATAATGTTTTCCTGTATCGCTATAGGAATCTCCTCTAAATCAATCAACTTCTTATTTCGTTGATAATTTAATCTTGTTATACTACCAAGTGGTATGTTATCTAATTCTGCCCACTCTTGTAATCTCTTTTTATGTATTGGTTGTTGTTTCTCACCTGTTACAAAAACATTATCATCAGATAGTATATTAGGTACGCCATCAGAACGGTCACCTTTTATAATCTGTTCATGTAAATATTTTTTGGGGTCTTCATCTTTAATAAATTTTTTTTGAATCGGACTAAATTGATTTACTTCTTCATATTTATGTAACTGTATAAAATCTTTATCACCTGATACTATCATTACTTTTTCTTTATTGTTATGTGCTTCTCTGCATAGTATCGCAATGATATCATCTGCCTCAGAATTATCTACTGATAAAACCATGTAAGGAAAGTTTTCTGCAATCTCTTGTTTTACAACCGTAATAATATCAAAAAGGTCATCCCATTTATCTGAGGATTCCTGTGTCTCTAATCTAACTTGTTTTCTTTGATACTTATAGTTAGGAAAGTAATCTCTCCTCCAAGGGTTTGCCGAATCAGCACATAAGATTTGTGTGCCGTATTTTTCTTTAAACTTTAAATTATATCCTCGAATACTATTCAGCACCATATGTCTAAACATATCTATATTGGGTGCCTTCTGTCCTCTTGTCTGTGCCATATAGTTAGATATAAGCACTTGGTTTAAATCAACTAAAATCATTTATCATCTTCCGGTTCTGGAAACTCAAAGTCTGGTTCAAAAACAATTTCTGTTTCATTATCATCCCCAAAGTCTAATTTATGTTGTGGTAAATCCTTCGGTTCTAAAACTTTACTATAATTAATTACAGGTTGTACTTCACCTTTTGCATTATGTTCAACAGTAATTATTTTATCAATTAAAGCTTGTGCAAGATGTTCTTTACCAAAATCTCGCATAATCATACCTCTTAAAACTTCTGTTATTAATGCTAAATCACCATAGAAATGTTCTTTATTTATATCACAACCTATATCTACTAAATGTCTGATTACATCTATTGCAACTTCATCAATAGTATGTTCAATCATTTCAGTTTCTTCTTTATGATAATTTGTTTCTTCTATCAAATTATTAATTTGTTCTTCAGAAATCTTGTTCTTTTTAGTTCCAGGAAACTGTATTATGTTGTCTTTATCTTTGGTCAACTTTTTCTCCTTTGAAATTAACTAGACCTTGGTCATCTAAGTATTCAACTAACTGATGATATCCTCCAATCAATTCTCCGTTAATTTTTATTTGTGGAATTGTTCTAACATCTTTACCTATGTCTTTCTTAAAACTTTCAACAGAATCAAAATTTTCAAATTTCTTTTCTGTATATTTTAATCCAAGGTTATCTAACATAACCTTGGACTTAGAACAATAGGTACATTTATCTTTACTGTACAGTACTATTCTCATTTTCTATTTCCTCATTGGATGACATCATATCATCCCATATTGTATTTGCTTGACTATCTCTAG